CATCTTCATCTTCATCTGGATCTTCTTCATCATCCTGCTCTCCCAAAACGGTAGAACCATAGATTTTTGCAAGATCTTCTTTTTTCAGACCTTTCATGTGGTCTACAAGACCGGCAAGAATTTCAGATTTGAGTTTAGGTGTGGTTTGAACAGATTCTTCTTGTTCTTCATCATCCTTTTTCTCATCTTCATCTTCTTCGGGTTCTTTAGCTTCAGATTTTGCTTTAGGTAGTTTATCTTGTTTATCACCCGAAGCATTAGATTTTTTTGCTTTGGGGTCGGAAGCCTTTTTGGTATTATCCATTTTCGGATCTCCCTGCTCATCATCGCCAACTGGATGTTTCTCGATTTTTGCAGTAATTTTGTCCGCTTCTTCCAATTCTTCCATCTCTTTAGTTTCTTCAGACATATATGTCTCCTTGTAAAGTTTTGATTAATTATATTTATAAAATTAGAGTTTTGAAAGGAACATTTCAAAGGCTTCTGCCTTCTTATTTGCGGAAGCGACTCTTTGAATACGGGCAACTTCTTCTTCTCTAAGAATTCCGTTATCCCAAATCCATTCTTTCCCTTCCATTATTCCTTCCACAAACGCTTCTGGTGCAGATGGATCCGCAACGATGTCTCCTGCTGTTGCAAGATAAAAATCGTCTTTAACTACATTAGTTTGACCCTTCTTTTCAAGTGTTCCCATTCCTCTACTAGAGACTCCAAGTTTTGCACCTGCATTTAAAAGTTCCTTGACAATTTTACCATTAGGTGTGTCAAGAATCTTTGCTTTCCCGATGATATTATTACCTTCGGGGTATAGTTCTTCGATTAAATGAGAAACCCTGTCCAAATTGACCGTTGGCCCCTCTGGATGTCCAAGTTCTCCGAAAGCTCGTTTCTTCTGAACCAGTTCCTTATTATATCGAGTAACTTCTTTTGTTAAAATTCCAAGAGGATACATTCTACCATTCCGATTTTTAGTCTCGGCCTGCATGAAAACCCCTTTAATTTTCAAATCTTTACCATTCTTTCCTTCAGAAAGAACTTCAAAATTATCAAACATTTCTGTAATTAATTTCATCTATTATCCTCCTGAATATGATTTGTGTACAATAACAATAGCATAAGAATCGCCGGATAATGTAATACCAATATCCGCTGTATTTGTTCCCGATAGAACAGTTCCAGCTGCGGTTAAATTCCAATGTCCTGTTCCTGTAAATGCATGAACATCAGTACCACCCCTATCTATTGTAACAGAACCTGCTGTTTGCCAAAAAATTTCGACAATAGCGGCTTCCACTACAGTAGCTTCATTGGTTGCTTTAAGTTCTGCTAATGTTATTGCTCCATCAGTAGAATCTATGTGTAAAACACTTCTACCTTGTCTATTTGTAATTGAGTTTGCCATAGTTTATCCTAAATTGTAAGCATTTCTTTATCAAAATAATTCATAATATCTTTAACTTTTACACCATGTTTTTTTGCAACTTTTTCTACATTCTTGTCAAATGTACTTAAAAAATCGCCTGGATTCTTTTCCATTGTGTCAAAGACATCATCAACAGCCTTTTTCATTTTAGGTGTAAGTTTTTTGTAAGTAGATGATTTCTTGTGTTCATCTTTCTCTACAACCCATGTATTAAACTCTTTAAATTTCTTCATCGGCAGAGTCCTCTACTGAGGTATTGGGTTGTCCTTTTATTAAGGAATTTGATACCTCTACTCTTTTCAAGTCTAGTGCAGACCCTATTTTTTGTGCCATTGAATTTTTAAAATGTGATTCTGCATCTATTTTATTGTCATCAACTAATGCTGAAATCATATTTGGTATTTCACTCATAATTTATCTCTTGTGTTAATAGTTAAAATGGTGGCCCTGCTTTTGGCCCATCCGAATCCATTGGATTATTTACTGGTTCATGGTCATCTGGTTCTGGTTCATCATTTATTTGTCTGTCCATCCTATCAATTTCCATTTGTGTCATACGGAAAACGTGTTTTTGAACATATTCCTTAGAAAACCAATCACCTATGTACGGCTCCATACTATTTAGTATATCAAGACGCTCACGCAAAACATCCATATCTCGCATTTCCGCATAATGACCATCCTTCATATAACTGTATTTAAGATTTTCTTTAATATCTTGCCAATCTTCTTCTGCAATAACTCCTTTGAGTATTAATTGCGTTTTAAGAATATCATTAAATAAAGTATTAAACTTGTTTCGTAATTTCTGAACAAATTTAGTAAACTTTACCTCATCTCTTGTAATTTCTGCACCTCGACCTAAACTAAACCCTGAATCGGATTCTAGCCGACTAACAGGAATATTCAAAGATCGATATAATTTTTTCTGGAAATAGATAATATCATCTATCTCTCCTAGATTCTGTCCGCCGGGCAGAGTTGTAATTTCAGTTCCCCTACCACCTTCTCTACGAGGCAACCAAAAATCCTCTAACATACTCATCTGCTGACGGTCATCCTTTATCTCACCAGTAGATGCATTGTACACCAACTTGTTTCGATAACGGTTCATCACATCTTTGAGATATGTTTCTGCCTTTACTTTAGGTAAGTTACCAACATCAATATAGAAAATTCTTCGTTCTGGTGCTCGTGAAATACGATAAATCACTACCGCATCCTCAATCATCCTAAGTTGATTGACAGGTTTGATAGCTTTATGTAAATACGATAACACTAATGCTTTTGAGGGATCAAACAATCCCGAAGCACACATTGCAATCGCATCTGCTGTAATTTTAATACCAGAACTAACTGGCCCAGAAGAACCAGCATTTGAATTAGTTACCCCTTGTTCATTATATAAGTAATAATCTTCTATTACTTTAAGTGTGGGGGATTTTTTCTTTGTTTCTGCTTTTTCGATTTTACGAATTCGTTTAATCTTTAAAGCATCAATGTATCTTAATTCTTGTATTCCTTTTTGCGGATCTTCCTCATCTACAATTTTATGAAAATAAATCCTTCCATCTATGTACCATCTCCTAAAAACATCGTGAGCTTTATTAGTAAAGTCTAATAATCTTAATACTTGTGAAAATTCCTGCCTAATTCTTCTTTTAATTTTTGCAGAATAAGGTAAATCATCAGTATTAATAGATACAGCCTGTCTATATTCATCAATATTTATAGACTCATTAATAATATCTTCAATAGCTAAATCACATTCTGGATGCTCTGAGGTAGACCTATACCTACGAATAAGATCAGATTCGGACTTAGTTTGTCCTTCTATATCGAGAAATTCGCTGTAGAATCCAGCAGTTGTGGTAGCTCCAGATTCAGGATCGGGGAGAACAAACGATGCCTGTTCTCCCTTGTCCTTTGCTCTGGTGATTTGAAATCCAAATAGTTGTGCCATAATACTCCGTACTCAATTTATCAATGTAAATATTTATACGAATTATTAAGTTGTAGTATTGGTTTCAAAAAACTGATAGCGATAGGTTACATCAAATGTTTCTATAGCATCATTTGTTTCATATGCTACATCAATATTTGCAATAGTAAGTGGCCACATACCTCTAAAGGTATATGATTTAATTACTTGTCCTGCACGATCCAACTGATCAACAAATGCATCTACCATATAATCAGAAGGATTTTCCAATCCACTATTATCTGACATAGCATTTATAGCATTCATCCATCGTTCAAATGCATTACGAAGCGCAAAATCAGTATCATTCATGATAGTTGTTGTCCATGCTTCAAATGTTCTATCCCCTGCAATATACAGAGAACGACCACGAAACTTGACATCAACTTCACCTAATGTCATGCCAGGCAAATGAGTTGCTTGACATAAGTAAGACATAGTTCTTGTCTCACCACCCACAGCTGCAAAGCCTGGGAAGGGTAATGTTACTTGAAACTGATTCGCTCTTGCACCACCACCTTTTAATGTTGCTTTAAAGTCGTTTATGTTTGCCATGATTCCTCCTATGCCCCAACTACTTCACTAAATGCAACACCAGTTTTAGTAGCGATGAAATTTAGAGAAATAAAGTTAATAGACCGAGCAGGTTTGACAAA